GTCGATTCTTGGCCCATCACGCTCAAGCTTGGCCACAAGTATTGAAACTCCAAAAACCATTCTCCATGAAAATGCTATAATTAAGTCATGTATTATACAGTTATCAATAGTGGTACTTCCTTGACCGGAAGGGTTGCCGAGAAATTTTCTCACCACTTGCCCAGAAGGCAATAGGATATAGGAATTAATTATTTGGTAATAGATGTATTGCATCCGTTCCCACCACTCCTCATCAGGCATACCCTTTTTGTTCCAACATGCATGGCGTACAACCAAAACGGCCGAAAATAACAGAGCAATGAGTCCGCTGTCATATTTCAGACAGTCACCTTCATATGTTGTCCTGCCAGCCAAAGCGTGTCGTTTAAACAACCGAGAAAATCCACCATGCTGTATAACATATCCAACCCGCACATTTGTACGAGTAAATGCATCCGCCCACTCATGAACACACTGGTTAAAATTCTGACTCATTCTGGACTGCGCAACCAAGAAGTCGAGTGGTGGCTGAGTAAAGCCACGGATATCCCCTGAATCGAGCTTAGCCCTCTTCAGCAACTCTACCTTCCCAGCCTGCTTCCAAAGCACCGGCTCATTTACCTTATGAGCGGTTTCCCAAAACCGGGTGAAGGACTCAGCTTCATACTCAATTACTGATTCCTTGTCCTTATAACCTGCCCACTTATACTTGGGGCCAGGGCTGGTGTCGGGGACAATTAAAATATCATCCTCGTCAAGAATTATACAAGTGTCATGCATATGAGAATACATGTGCACCACATCCTTGACAGCCAGGTTAAAAACCCGTTGTTCCTCAGCATTAAGCAGAGGCTCCGGAAAGGGACTACCGTCGTACTTGAGAACAGACTTATTCACATTCGCATGTGTATCACGCGAAATATCATAAGCGTCGAAATTAAACTTTATACCATTGTTCAATGAATAGGAACGCCACATTGGGTCAATAATTGACCCAATATCCTCCCGCCCCTTCGTGTCAGTCATGGGCAAAAACCCAACCAACTGCATATACTTTACCTCCTCAGGTCGGATAGCCACCGCTGCCTGAAGTGGATTGTGCGGTTCTGACCGCAACAGTAACATCCAGTCATGCAAAACACGTGGGAGGCGGAAGGCCGCCTGTTCGCCCCTTATTGGGGCGATTTCAAGTTTAAATGAATCATGAAGGGGTTAGGCTTTTCA